ACCGCAGCTCTCAATGTGTACTTTCTTCCCCTTCCTCTGCTGCTATCCATTCCTGCCTCTCTAATGCTCCAGTTTGGCAGATTTGCAGTTGTCTTTATTGATTTCCTTAACCCATCCGACAAGCGCAGTAAATATCCTCCGCGTGTTGCTGCTGCTGCTACAGTAATTGCATTGTTAGAGTTATGGTTTAGCATCCAAGGACAAAGCACTGGTGCAGAGTTTTACGCTATGTTTTTCTTCATTGGTGCTATTATTTGCTTTGGCTATGTTCTTGAAATACAGTTTATAGAAAAAGGCATAGAGGCATACGGCATAGGAGTAAAAGAGCCAAAGACAAGGAGGAGAAGGTTAGTTAAAGAAACGACTACAACAAACATTACCAGCACACAGCCGATCAAGTTTACCATGGCCGTTTGTTTTATGCTAACAGTTGCTTATTTACCAGCACAGAATAATCATTTCTTTGCATACAATACCATGAGCCTTGAAAAGATAGATAAAGGCTTATTGGAAAGACGATATTACAGTGAGGCAGATGAAAGCTATACAGTTGATACGATTACCTATGATATGTTATCTGGCATTAATTTGTGGGATGGTTACAGTAGGACTACTTACGATAATACTATGTTTATGACCTACGGCACGCAAAATCTTGAGTACATTTCATCATTAGGTAAATGGAAGTATAAAAATAAATACTATGACTATATTGGATTGCTAAAATTTGTAAGCAAATATTTTAAACGTAACTTTCTAAATAAAAAAATAACTTATGGCAAAATTCGTAGGCATTGACCCATCTATGAGGCTTAACGGATTTGCCGTGTGTATTATTGATGAGGATAAAGTTTATTTTGGAAAGTACAAGAAACTTGCTGACTGGGCAAGGGATGCACTGACTTGGTCAACGGATATAAAAGTAGTTGTAGAAGATTCAAGTCTACAAAATATTACCTTTAGGAAGTATGTTGATGGCAAGGCACGAACGAAGATTAGTCGAAATGTAGGCATGAACCAAGGTGCCAGTAGATTTACCATTGATTGGTTGGAATTGTACGGCCATACAGTTAAAGGAATATCACCACAGGACAAAGGTAGCAAATGGACGTTGGATTATGCCATGTCCGTAATTAAAGGAATGAAACTTGAAGTGACTGGAAACAAAAAATTATCACAAGATGAAATTGACGCTTTCCAATTAGCGTTAATATCAAAAGCATATTTCAAATGATACAGGAAAAAGTAATTAGGAAACGTCTTAACAATCTTGAAAAGATTTATATTGCTGAATCGCTAAAAGATAAAAATAAACAAGATAAATGGTTTATGGGCATTATTGAACATCGCATGAAACAAGAGAAAACTAAACTTACACTTTTAAAAATTGGAACACATGGCTGCTAAAACGTATGGACTGGATAAAAAGCAAATAGCACTTTGTGAAGCTATGATAGCAAAGTATCCAAAGGGCATTAAGACAAATAATGTTGTAAGCTCCGCATCAACACTTGTATCTTTTTATAATTCAAAAGATGAAAGAAACAAACAATTTTACAAGTATATGAATCCAGAAAGAATGGTATCTTTGTTATGGCAAGTAGTTAAAATAAACAACGAGAAAGAAGATGTGAAAGAGTCTGCCGTTAGATTATTAAATAAGTTATTGCAGGATATAGTTGTTAATTAGTGTTTGTTGATGTTTAAGGTGTTTAAGAGGCGCAAGAGCGATACTTGCGCCTTTTTTATTCCCACACTACACCTTGCTGCACAGCGTAGTCTAAGATGCCCTTTGCGTGTGCTTTAGCAATACTCTGCTGCCAAGACAAATCAATCATTAAACCAGCATCAGAATAATTAGTAAAAAAGCCATTCTCCGACAACACCGCAGGCATAGATACACCTGTAAGCATGGTAAACCTTGCCTCCCTATCCAAATCACCATCTAAATAATCAGCTCTATGCACCCAGCCTGGTGTACTACTCTTTACCTGCTCTCCAATGCAAGTCGCAAGCAGATCCGCTTTCGTTTGTCCAGGTGATGTAAATATCTCCCATCCTCTGGCAGTTGTTGCTGCGGCTGCATTGCCATGAATAGAAACAAGGACAGAGTGTTTAGCTACAGATGCGTAGGAGTTGGCAAGTTGGCAGCGTTTATTCAATGTTGTGTCATTGATAGGCTCGTATATCTTTTTAACTGAAAAGCCATAGTCAAGGAGGTACTGCTCTAAATAGTTAGCTAAAGAGCGATTAAACACTCCTTCAAAAAACCATCCATACGAATGAAACTTGCCTGTGCGATGTTGATAGCACTTTGAAGGATAGGTAACATATTTCTCTGGGCCTGTTCCGTTTCTCATGCCACCGTGCCCGGCATCAAGGCATATTAAAAATTCATTTGCTTTCATGTTTTATATTTTTAAGGGGAGAAGAAATTAATCAACTCCCCTTGGCACTAAGGTAGCGATTCTCTGCGCCTATAATTTAAATCCGATGAGCGAAAAAGCTGCGGAAATTATAGAAAATTTTGGCGGTAAACTAACCGAAATCTCTTTCCCAGCACATTCGCGGCTTGTCTCCTTGATTTTATCCCAAATGATTTGAGCAAGTTTAACATATTCTCGCCATGTAAATTTGACCTTCTTTCCATCATCAGTAAGAAGTACATTTACCTCTTGTGCAAGTTCTGCAAAATTGAAAGCGTAACAACTCACGTCTCCTAAAGGACTGGAAATTGTATCTGCATTTTTAAGGGCATCTTTTAAATTAGTTTGCATATTATTTGTTTTTAACGTCTGAAAAATCTAAGAATTAGCGTTCCAATATTTACTCCAGTCATTGACTTTATGTTTTCTGAAATACTATAAAGCTCCGTTGTGGCGATGGTAAAGGCTACCATGTAAGTAATGTTTAAAGGTAAGCTAAAAGTATTTTTTGCACCTTCAAAAATCATGATGCCAACAAAGTAAACAACCACCTTTTGCGATGTGCGATAAAGCCCTTTGCTCGTTATCGCCTCTCCCCTTTTCCTTGCCGCCATGATTCCCGTGACCGTGTCTGCAAAAACAACAAAGATTGTAAATATCAAGAAATGTTTGATGGGTAAGAAAAACGAGAATAGCACTCCGCAACAAATTGAATAGGCAATGCCATCGTAGCCAAGTTTAAAAATGTTGTAAATAACTGCTTTCATTATTCAAGTTTTATTAATCTCACATCCCCATCCACCGTTGCAAACTTGCCATCAGCGTATTTGTAACAATCGTACCTAACACCGTTGAAGGCAAAGGAAACTTGATTGGTAAATGTAGATAAAAGTAGATTGGTTGAAATGGTGTACACCTTGCCATTGTCTGGGTTGAAAATTAAACGCTTATTTACGTTTAACTCAATTACTCCATCAATGATTTCACCGTTAAAATTTAGTTTCCAGTCTCCTATAAACTTTGCCGTGTCTCTTTGTGCCGTTGTAAAATACACAGGCTTACCGCTTATTTGAACGTGCAAATCATTGTAGTAATTAATCCTTTGCACCGCTTTGCCCTTTGTAATAATAGGCTTGGCATGAATGGCAATCGTATTGCTTTGCCTTTCAGCATCAGTGACAAGGCTTTGAATGGCAGTTGCGCTATCGCCTAATATTTGCTTTGAGCCTGTGACTGTTGAATCCGACAAAGTGGTTTGCTGAATAATGTAATAAATGTTTCCTTGCTTTTGGATGTACACCGTGTCTTTGACAACGTCTTGCGCAAAGGAAAACAAGGGAAGGAATAAAAATAGGTATCTCATTTTATTTATTTTCGAGGTTAATAATTCTTTGTTCAAGGGCTTTGATGAGGGCTTGTTGCTCCTGGATGGCTTTGACTAATGTGGCAGTTATTGCCCTGTAATCAAGTTGTAAATCTCCTGTTCCTGTTGATGATACCGCGTTTGGTATAATGTCAAAAACATCTTGAGCAATAAAACCAACTTCTTTTACGTCACTATCTATTTTTCTGTCTGTATCATTATATAAAAAAGTGACAGCATTTAAAAGTAAAATTTCATTTAATCCAAAAGGACTATTTTCTATTGTATTTTTTAAATTCATATCCGAAGTTGCGGCTTGTAAAACACCATTAGCATCTGCTCCTATATCGTTTATTCCATTCATTGCATCTATTCTTGCATTGCCACTAACGTGTAGTTTTTCTGTTGGTACTGAAATATTTATACCAAAATTTCCGTTGCTTATAATACTTACTCTTTCTGCTAAACCACCACCTGCTTGTGAATTAATAAGAATTTTAAAACCACCATTTAAATATGAAGCACCAGGTGCTAAATAATTAAATGCTCTTAAAACAACAGCATTGTCAAAACCATCAGGATGATAACCTTGAAATGATAACTCTCCCGTTCCATCATTTAATTGAACTGCTGAAGGTGAAGCTGGAGTACCTCTTGCTTTTCGAAAAAGAAAATAAGGTGAAGTCCCAGAATTTTCATATAATGAAAATAATCCATTATTTGTACCTCCAACTGTACTTCTTGCTTCCAATAACCCTAAAGGAGATGCCGTGTTTATTCCCAGCCTATTATTAGTATTATCAAAAAATATACCAGAATTATCTTGCGTATATGTTCCACTTGCTCCAGCAAAAACAACTGAACCAGCCGTAAATGCAGTTGATGTGTTTGTTCCCCCATTTGCCACAGGTAAAGTGCCCGTTACTCCAGGTGTTACGTTTGCACTACCATTGAATGAGGCAGTTGATGTTGATGCAAGGTTTGTTTGAAAAGTCCTACTTGTTGTCAAAGTTGCTGCGCTACCTGTTGTATTTTGATTTAAAGTAGGAACATCCGATGCTTGAATAATTCCAGTCCTGCCACTACGGTAATAATTTGTAAGCATCGAAGCCGTGTCGCTTATGTTTAATTTAACCGCAAAGCGAGATACAAGGTTTAGGCTTGCTGTATCCGCTCCAAGTTGCCGCCACTTTCGACCCGTTGCTGAAGCCTTGTAAGTGTAAAGATTTATGTTTACCGTATCAAGTACAAAATAAGCAGCCGTGTCGCTCTTTGCGGTCAATGTGGTATCAGCCGCCACGCCCCGCCAAATAAGCCCATCGGCAGTCGTCTGTTCTCCAAGCGTTATCTTTTGATTGCCATTGCTCGGATACTGTGCCCATGCAAGGAAAGGGACAAGGAAGAGGAAGAGGGGAAGGAGTTGTTTCATGTTTATCTTTTTTTTAGTTTGTTTTTATAAATTTAAAACAAATACTGTAAATTGACCAGAAGCAGGATTTATAGAACCACTACTATAATTGTTAAATCTTATTTTAACTGTATTTGCAGCTGATACCCATGCTGTATAATTAGTATTTGCAGGGGCTGAACCATCTGGAATAGCTAACATTACTGGATGAGAAACAGCCGCTCCTGTATATGCAACTGTTATATCGCTTGAGCTTTGCGCGCTTGTATTTGGAAAATCTAATGTAGCTAACACAAAA